GGGTGACCTTGATGCGGCGGAAATTTGGGGAGGCTGGCAGATCGGCAGCAGGCTTTGGCTCTTGCGGCGCGATAAGATCGTCGGCACGGCCGCGCGCGAGGGGGCGACGGTGACGCGTGTCGAGCAGTACATCAGAGAGGCCATTCAACCATTCATCGATCTGAAGGCCGCTACCGATATGTTTGTCCAGGCAACGCGCGTCGGGTTGGAACGCGTCGACGCGATCGTGCGGCTTTATCGAGGCCAAGCGATTGCCGTCGATCTTAGATATCAAGTCCTCTGGGATGAAATCCCGATCCGCGCAATTCCATCACCCTATCCGTGAACAATGCCCTGGTCCACGCCAAGTCTTAAGCAAGTTCGCTCATTCGTGCGCGACAGCGTTGCAGCCAATCTGCCCGGCGCCGACGCTAATGTGCCCAACAGCGTGCTTCGCGTTCTTTCCGATACGATGGGCGCGCTCTGCCAGCTCGTGCTGCAATACATCGATTGGTTGGCAGACCAGCTTTTGCCGGATACGGCCGAGACGGTTTGGTTGGATCGGCACGGCCATATCTGGCTAACGAATGCGGACGGATCGACCGGGCGCAAGCTTGCAACTTTAGCCAGCGGCACGGCAGATTTCGTCACCTCGCTCGGCAGCGTAGCCGTGCCGACCGGCACGCAGCTTTCCTATAGCACCGGCGTCACCTATCAGACGACCGCAGACATCTTGACCGATCCAAACGGCGTGCCTACACCGGCACCGATTGTCGCGATCGACACTGGCGCCGTCGGCAATCTTGATCCCGGCACGTCGCTCGCATTGGAATCCACGCTCACCGGCAGTGTCGATACAATCACGGTTGTCGAACTCTATGGTGGCACCGATGACGAGACCGACGACGAGCTACGCGCCCGCATACTGCGCCGCATTCGTCAACCGCCGATGGGCGGCGACGCGGCCGACTATGAGGCATGGGCGCTTGCCGTTCCTGGCGTTACGCGCGCGTGGTGCGCTCCGCTCGAAATGGGAATGGGCACGGTGACCATCCGCTTCATGATGGACGATCTGCGCGCTGCCAATGATGGATTTCCGCTGCCGGAAGATATCGATGCCGTTACAGCTTACATCAATAGCGTGCGGCCGGTTGCAGTGAAGGATTTTTTCGTTGAAGGTCCGATACCGTATCCGATCAACCTGCGCATCAGCTATCTCGACTCCGATATCGCCTCGACCCGTGCCGCAATTGAGCAGAGTCTATTGGCTGTCTTTCTTGTTCGCGCAGTGCCGGGTCAACTCTGGTATCGCTCTTGGTTGGATGAAGGCATCGCCAATGCGGCGGGCGTCAATGCCTACGATCTCGTGGCTAGCGATGTGCCGATGCCGGGGCCGGGTTACATGGCGGTGCTCGGCGACTTGACTTACGGGTGACCAAATGGCGGATCGGCACGTCCGCCGCACTGGCAGCGACTATACCCAGGCTTTGCTGAGCCTGCTCCCGTTCGGCCCGGCGTGGTCGCGCGATCCATTCAGCACGCTGGTGATGACATGCACTGGTCTGGCAGATTATTGGGGTTACGTCGACGGCCGCGCGGCTGATCTGCTTGAGACAGAAAGCGATCCGCGCGCCACCATCGAATTGATCACCGATTGGGAGCGCAACTGGGGCCTGCCCGATCCGTGTTTAACGAATCCACCGACTGCTCTCAACGACCGCCGCCTAGCGCTCGTTGCCAAGATGACGATGCTGGGCGGGCAATCGCGCCAGTTCTTCATCGATCTGGCCGCGACCTATGGTTACACCATCACGATTACCGAATATGCGCCCTACATGACGGGCGTCTCGCGGGTCGGGGATCAGAGCGGCATCTATAATCCGGGCGATCCGACGCACTATCACTGGCAGCTTGGTCCGCCAGAGATGCGGTTCTACTGGACCATCCATGTCAGCGCGCTGCGCCTGACCTACTTCCACGTCAACTCCAGCCAGTGCGGCATCGATCGCTTGCTCAAGATCGGCATCGCCAGTGATCTGGAATGCGTGCTCGGTAAGCTAAAGCCAGCACACACGCAGATCGTCTACGACTATTCGCCGCTCAACGCGCTCGATTACACGCAATTGTTCAATACTCAATATCTAGCGCTAGGGATCATGTGATGGGCGACAACAAACAGATCAAGGATGGATTAGGTAACCTCTTCACCATCCGCATGCGCGATATCAGTGCCGCGAGTGACGGCACCGTGCAGCGGTCGATGGTGATGGCGCAGATCGCGCCAGTCGATTACGGCAGTGGTGGCAGTTATCACCGCACAAGCAAAAGCGGAAAGATGGTTGCGAATGCTGCGGCTTCGTCTCCTATCTATTCGTTCCAATGGCCATCGGTCACGTCGCTGGCCCTGATCAGACGCATACGCCTCTCGGCTTGGAGTGTGGACGTTGGCTTTGTCGCAGGTCTGTTGACGTTCGATCTGATCACGGCGCGCGCCTTCACGGCGCAGATGGCTGGCGGGACGCAGGTAAGTCTAACTGGCAACAGCGGGAAGCTAAGAACATCGATGGGCTCGTCGCAGGCTAACATCGTCTATGCCACTACGGCACCATTGACGGGTGGCACGTTCACGCCCGATCCAAGTCCTGGCACGACCGATACCTGGGCCACTGAGGTCGGTGCTAATCCTTACACGCTGATCACTCCGGGACCGATGCCGGTAAAATTGTTCGAAAAGGCACAAGGCGAGATGCCGCTGCTACTGGCGCAGAACGAGGGTTTCATCGTTCAGGCGACTGTCCCGCAGAATGGAACATGGTCTTTCACTCTCACGTCGGAGTGGGAAGAAGTATCCAATTATGGATCGGGCTATTAGGAGCAACTCATGCAGTACAATCAACCGCTCGATCAGCCTTCTAACCCCAACGCGCCCTATGTTGATGGCAATCCGGCCGCTGGCATTCAGGGCTCGATCGTTCCGGCAGCGTCGATAGAATACGATCAGCGCGAGGCTGTCGAGGTCATCACCCGCGCCAATGTTCGCGGTTACTCAGACTTCTCCGGAGTGCCGTGCGCGGTGCCAGCCAATACCGACCTGTCGCAGCTGCGCAAGGCGATCGAGGGCTTCATCACCAACTGGCAGTTTCTCATCACCACCGAGATCACGTTCAAGGTTCACGGTTCGGGCGCCGACTTCCCTGACCTGATCACCGCCTTCAACTACCTCGGCAAGTATCGCATCACGCCGACTGGTCACGTCATCTTACAACTTGCCGGCGCTCCGTCTGGCAGCGCCTCCGCTGTTCAGTACGTCTATACGCAGTCGATCATCATCTCGCATCCGAACAATGATCGCATCTCTATCTTCGGGGCACCGATGCTGGCGCCGGTGTCGAGGAACGACACCGGCTATGCCTGGAACGGTTCGTCGTCGGCGCAGCGGGCCGCCGACACCGCGACAAATCTGGCGCTCTTGCGCACCAAGTTCGCCACCGAATTTCATTTCCAAGGGACGCTCACCACTATTTCGTACCCGATCGCTGGCATCAGGATCGCTGGCACCTCGCTCATGCACCTGGATGGCATCCTGTTCACGAGCGATGGCAATCCGAATACCACGGCTGCCGTCGTGTTCAATTGCGCCGGCTATATGAACAACCTGCCGCGGCTCCTCGGGGGCGGCTCATTCGCCTATGACGGCTTGGCCGCCGCGAACTTTCAAAACGGGTATGGTTTCAATTGGGACGTGGGCGCGTGCATGGGGATCGAGGGCGAAGCCGGCGATCAGAACCTCTGCACTCCCTTCATCGCGATCGGCTGTAATTCCGGGATAGGCTTAACGAACGGTGGATTTTTAACTTGCTCCGGCAATGCCATCTGTCTGGGCAACTTATATGCCGGTGTTCAGCTCTGGCCACGCAGCGGCACTCAGTGGGACGGTGGGCTGTTCTGCAATGCCAATGGCAGTTATGGCGTCTCGTGCTACCTGTGTTCGACCGGATATATCGCCGCTCCATTAAACGCCAACACCTACAACATCGGGCCGTCGCACTGCTATCGGAACGGTGCATATGGACTCTGGTTGCAGATGACCAACATCTCCGCCAACATCGACTTCGGCGCCGCGGCTAACGTCAATGTCACGGGGCAGATCTACGCCGCCAACAACAGCGGCGTGCAGCTCTGGGGGAGCTACGCCAACTACACTCCGTGCTCTCCTGCCTTCAACACGAACGGCAACAACAACGCGTTGATCGGCGTCGGCTGGTGACGATGAGGTGATGAGATGAACCTGCTGTATTGCCTCAACGGCGTCGTGCTCGGCTCGCACGACAGCCTGCAAAATGTTCCGGCGTCAAGCTATGGCACTGGTGTGCGGATCATTCCCTATGATCAGCCGATGTCGGACTTGCCGCGCATTGGGACGGCTCCGGTTTTCCCCGAGAGAGACACTCGCGGCTATGGCGAACCACCTGAGACGCCAGCACTGCTGACGTCGTTCTCCGCGCAGGTGCGGTTCGACACGGTGGTCGCTGGCATCACGTGGAACAGCATCCCGGTCAGCACCGATCGGATGAGCCAGTTGCTGATCGCCAATCTGGCGCAGTATGCAGCCACGCTCGTCGGCACCACGATGATCGACTTCACCCAGAGCGGAGTCCACTATCAGTTCCAGGCGAGTCAGGCCGCCGACCTCAACAATCAGGTCAACGCCTTCGTCCAGCAGTGTCGCACCGTCGAAGCCGCGTGCATCGCAGACCAGAACCTAGCGACGCCGACGATGACGACCTACGCCGAGATCGAAGCTAAATTCTCCGGGCTAAAATCCAAAACGTTGTTGGCTGGGAAGTGACGCCATGGCCGGTCCTTCCTACTACAGCGGTCAGATGAACATCGCTCTGAACGAGGATTGGGTCGTCCCGTTTGTGTATCAGAGCGTCGATTCGACTGGCACGATTTACACACCGGTCGACCTCACCGGCTCGACACTGAAGCTGGAGATACGCATTCAGGAGACCGACCACGAGGCGCTGGTGTCGGTGTTCTCGCCTAACAACGGCATCATCATCACCAATGCGACGCAGGGCCAGTTCACGGTCCTGATCGATCGCCCGCATCTCGTACACTTAGCCGCTGGCCAGTACTTCTCCGATCTCGTGCGATTGACGCCGGGTGGCTATCAAGAGCGATTGTGGGAAGGTGTTGCGGTAGTCGTGCAGGGAACGACGCGCTAAATGGCAGCACCTCTATTCGTCCTGACTGCGGGGACGCCACGGATTACGCTTGCTGCGACCGATACAAGCGGCGCTGGCAGTCCTCCTGATTCTTCCGGTGCTCCTGGCGCTCCCGGTCCTCCTGGCCCTCCCGGTCCGCAAGGTCCCCCTGGTCCTCCCGGTCAGGATGGGTCTGGGATCATCGTCAAGGGCACGGTGCCGACGTCTGCCAGTCTGCCCACCAGCGGCAACACCGCAGGCGACATGTGGATCGCCGCTGATACCGGCGATGGTTGGGTCTGGGACGGTACGAAATGGACGAATACCGGCCCGATCCAGGGTCCTGCCGGCGCGACTGGTCCAGCGGGTGCGCAAGGTCCTGCCGGACCTCAGGGTGCCGCCTCGACGGTACCGGGGCCTGCCGGTGCGGCCGGCGCAACAGGTCCTGCTGGACCTCAAGGTGCTGCTTCGACAGTGCCGGGGCCTGCTGGTGCGACCGGCGCAGCGGGTCCTCAAGGTCCTCAAGGACCTCAAGGCGCCCCTTCGTCGGTGCCGGGTCCTGCCGGTGCGACCGGCGCAACAGGTCCGCAAGGTCCGGCTGGTGCTGCTTCGACGGTGCCGGGTCCTGCCGGCGCGACCGGCGCAACAGGTCCGCAAGGTCCCGCCGGACCTCAAGGTGCCGCTTCGACGGTGCCGGGTCCTGCCGGCGCGACCGGTGCAACAGGTCCGCAAGGTCCGGCTGGTGCGGATTCGTCGGTACCGGGTCCTGCCGGTGCAACCGGCGCAACAGGTCCGCAAGGTCCCGCCGGACCTCAAGGTGCCGCTTCGACGGTGCCGGGTCCTGCCGGCGCGACCGGTGCACAAGGTCCGATTGGATTAACCGGCGCAACGGGCGCGCAAGGTACTGCTGGCGCGACAGGAGCAACAGGAGCAACAGGAGCAACAGGAGCAACAGGTCTCGCTGGTGCACCGGGCAACACCGTGCTCTATGCCAGCGGTGCTCCAAGTTCGGCTACCGGTGTCGATGGCAATTTCTACATCGATACCTCAGCACACTTTATCTACGGTCCAAAGGCATCTGGGGCATGGCCTGCTGGTACTTCATTAGTCGGTCCTACAGGCGCTACTGGTTCTCAAGGTCCAATTGGAAATACTGGTGCAACCGGCGCGACCGGTGCTGCCGGATCGACTGGCCCGCAAGGCAATCCAGGTGCGGCTGGTGCCACCGGTCCGCAGGGTCCGGCCGGGCCAAACGCAGTGATCTCCGATACGGCTCCGACCGGGGTGGCTGTCGGCACGTTCTGGTTCAATTCGTCGACCGCTCGTCTTTATGTTTACTATACGGGTGGTACTTGGGTTGTTGTTGCTTCTTAAATGCTGCGAGGTAAGTGATGACTAATGGCGTCGTCAGTCCATTTTCATTGACCGTGCCGCAGACCGGACCCATGGGTCCAGCTGGTCCGGCCGGTCCTCCTGGCTCGATGGGACCAGTCGGGCCGCCCGGATTGGTCGGATCGCAAGGGCCATCTGGTCCCGGCGGCACACAAGGCCCACTCGGTCCGGCCGGCCCTCCGGGTCCGCAGGGACCGCAGGGGATACAAGGTCCATCCGGTAGTGCGCCGGTGCTGGTCTCTGACACCGCGCCCACTGGAGTCAACGACGGTGCGATGTGGTTCAATTCATCGACCGCCCGGCTTTATGTTTACTACAATAACGGCGTCAGCAAACAATGGGTCGTCGTCGTTTCGTGAGGTCGAGATGGCACTGAATTTTCCTCCTACTCCTACCATCGGCCAAGTATTCCCGACGTCGCCTGCGGCCGGGGTGCCGCAGTTCAAGTGGGACGGTTCGGCATGGTCCTCCACCATGACCGGGGCGGTGCGCTATGAGGTCGCGCAAACGATCCCCAGTGCGCAGCAGATACAGGCCTGCACGAACATCAACGCTGCATCCTCAGGTGCCCTCAACGACGTCGGGCGCAACCTCCTTCACAATCCGCTCTTCAACATCCAGCAGCGCGGCGTCGGGCCGTGGACGGCGAGCGGCTACACAGTGGATCGGTGGTCGCAGTACATCGCTAATGACACCGTCAA